GTTCAATGAAGTGGTCATACTTCTCTGTCACCATCTCTGCCCTCTTAACGATTGCAGGTTCATCTATAATCGTATCGAATATATCACTAGGGTCACTATAGATGTTCTTTATAATGTGAGTATAACTTCTACTATGAATAGTCTCCATGAAGTCCCATGTGATAATACACGACTCAAGTTCAGGTAGAGTGACAAACGGTAAAAATGCTATGGATGGCGCTCTGCCTTGAACTGAGTCAAGTAAAGTTTGATATCTTAAGTTAGATGTGAATATATGTTTTTGTGCATCTGTTAGTTGTTGGTAATCACTTCTATCTTTCTGTAGTGATACTTCTTCTGGTCTCCAGAAGAATCCTAATTGTGTCTGAGTGAGTTTATCAAATATCGGATACTTGAACTCATCGAATCTTTGTGTGTTTAATTCTTCGCCAAAGAATATCTTGTTCTTTGTGAAGTCAATATTTTTCTTATTAAAAACTGTCATTATCTCTTACTCTCTATTTCTTCTAAATCATCATAGTAATTTACGAATTGCCCATAATCTGTGGCATAGTATTTATCATTAAAGATTTTTGATTGTTCACCATATGTGTCATTGTCATTTGACCATCTATGTTCTCTACCGTCTAGGTTTAATGATGTCTTAGGGCGTCTTTCATCGCCATGATGAAAGTCTGGTATATGTTGCATCATAGAATTTGAATTCACAAAATGCGAAAATATATGATAACTGTAATCACCTAAGAATTCATCTCTCCAATGTGGTATGTTAGGACCTTGATACAATAATATATCACCAGGTTCTAAGTCAACTGCAATACAATTATTCTTTAGTCTGTCTCTATGATTAAAATCTTGTGATTCATTCTTAACTTGTTCTGCATCTACACCTGCATAGTTCTTATCATTTCTCAACCATATTGTCCATGGTGTGTTGTCGTCTGTTTTGTAATCTAAACACAATGTTGCACTGACCTCACATGAAGGTCTATCAGTATGTGAACCAAGATAGGCACCTCTAACATACTTTCTGGTGAATGAATATGTCTCTTCTAAAGTCATGTCAAAACAGTCTTTTAGTTTCTCATGTATGTAATGAGACAATGCATTACCCCATGGCGAACAATACTTTCCAGAACTCGTTCCCCTAGATGATTGGGGGTTCTTATATGTAATGTCATGTGTTTCTAATGTGGTTGCAGTATCGGTGTATTCTGCTGATTTCCACACATCCATCGCAAAGGTAATCATGTGTTGTGGTAAGAAGTCTCTGACAACAACATATTTGTTCTTCATAAACTGCCATGTCATTGGGTTTGTTTTACCCCTAAGTGTAGCAGATTGTTGGTCTTTCCACTTAGCGATATTCTCGTCTACACACTTATATTCTATAGTTTTTTCATCAAATGGCACAGGCATCGCAGTCTTCATCTCCTTCTTCAATTTGTGATGGTGCAAGTTCATCTTGTACAACATCTTCGACTTTACCATCCATAGTATTCTGGTAGTAAGAAGTCTTCCATCCATATTTATAGGTGTTCAATAAGTCTTTCGCCATTACTGACACAGGTACTTCATTGTTAGGGTATTGTTCTGGATTATATGACCAGTTACCACTAATACCTTGGTCAAAGAACTTCTGCATCACTGCAACTACATTGATATAACCAGTGTTGTCTGGCATATCCCATAGCAATGTGTATGCACTCTTAAGAGTAGAATACTGAGGCACTATCTGTTTCAATGTACCTTTCTTACTCTTCTTAACTGAGAGATGGTCTCTAGGTGGTTCAATACCATTAGTTGCATTACATACAACTGAAGACGATTCACTTGGCATTTGTGCTGTAAGTGTTGAGTGTCTTAAACCATGAGTCAATATCTCTGCCCTTAAATATTCCCAATCTCTAGTATATACTGGTTTCACAATTGAGTCAACATCTTTTTTGTATGTGTCAATTGGTAATAAACCTTGTGCATACTTAGTTCTGTCGAAGTAGTCACATTTACCCTTTTCTTTTGCAAGTTGATTTGATGCCCTTAGTAAGTAGTATTGAAATCTCTCAGTCAAGTCATGAACTAGTTGCCATGCCTCTGGATCCGAATACTTGACTCTATGTTTTGCAAGATAATGTGCAAGACCAATATACCCTATACCAAGACTTCTTCTTGCGAGTGTCGACATCTCTGCCGCCTTTACAGGATACTCTTGATAATCAATCAGTTCTTCTAAACCCCTCACTGCAAGTTCACATATGTCTTGTAGTTCATCATCTTTAACTACACCCACATTGACAGCACTCAATATACAAAGTGCAATCTCACCCCCATGGTCATCAATGTGGTCTATTGGGTCTGTTGGCAATGTTATCTCTTGACATAGATTACTCATGTTTACTTTATCAGTAAATGAACTATGAGTATTACAATGGTCAATGTTCATAATATAGATTCTGCCAGTCTCCGCTCTTTCTTTTAATAAATCTGTAATCAATTCTCTTGCACTAACTTTTCTTTTAGGTACTGAAGTCGCTCTCTCATACTTCTCATAGAGTTCATCAAACTCTGGCGTACCAAATGCATCATATAAACCAGGTACTTCATGTGGTGAGAATAGAGTAATGTCTTCGTTCTTTAAGAATCTCTGATAGAACAATTCTGATAACTGAATACTGTAATCTAGTTTTCTAACTCTATTGTCTTCTGTACCCTTGTTGTTCTTTAAGACTATAATGTCTTCTATCTCTTGGTGCCAGATAGGGAAATGAACTGTAGCAGAACCCCCTCTTACACCATTCTGAGTACAACATCTTACTGTTGATTCGAATTTCTTTAAGAATGGAATGACACCAGTATGTTGTACTTCACCCCCTCTTATCTTTGCACCTAAACCTCTGATACGACCTGCATTGATACCAATACCTGCCCTTTGTGCAACATATCGACCAATCGCCATATCAGATGCAAATAATGAGTCTAGTGAATCATCTGTATCGACCAGAACACATGATGCAAACTGTTTCAATGGTGTTCTAACACCTGCCATGACTGGCGTTGGTATATTAATCTTAAACATACTCACTGCATCATAGTATCTACGAACATATAGTAATCTATCGTCTGATTCATAGTCTTGAAACAATGTCATTGCAATCAACATGTACATGAACTGAGGCGTTTCAAATAGTGTACCTGTTGACCTATCTTGAACCAAATACTTATCTACGACTTGTTGTAGACCTGCATATGTAAAGTCAAAGTCTCTACTATGTCTTAGATATGAATTGAGTTTCTTTAGTTCTTTGTCTGAGTATTTCTCTACTAGGTCTTTCGTGTATAGACCTTTGTCTATGTTTCTCTCAATCAAGTCTTGTAGGGGTGGATAAATCTCTGAGTCTTTCCACTTGGTATTGAATACTTGTTTCTGAATACCAAACAATAACAGTCTGGCAGCAACGAATTGGTAGTTAGGATTCTCTAGTGATATCAAATCACTTGCACTCTTCACTAGAATCTTTTGAATCTCTTTTGTGGTGATACCATCAAAGAATTGTAGACCACTATTCATCTCTACTGAAGATTCAGAAACACCATTGATGCCTCTGCAAGACTTCTCTACCATTACATGTATCTTATCTAAATCGATAATTGATTTTGTGCCGTCACTCTTTATAACATTTATTTCTGCGTTCATATTTTCTTATACTCCATCAATTGTAATTTTGCTGAGAGACCGTAAACTGTATTACGATTGATGATTTCGATAATCTCACTTTCACTCAAACCTTTAATAATCATATCATTTATGTCTTTGCAATCTTCTATTCTTCTATCGTTCCAGATACACACCTTGTACCCGAGGTCAATGACCTCTTCTATCTTTTTGATTATCTCGGCGTTTCTTGGTTCGTTATCATATATTAGTATTGCGTTATCTTTTATATCATCTTGTATCTTTTTAAAATCACTACCCGCTACTGCGATACTATTCGGTAGGAATAGACTATCTATGGGTCCCTCTGTGACATAGATTGTCTTAGTCTTGTCCACTTTATTAAGATTGAAGATGAGCGGCACATCATCTCTGAATCTCATGGTCATGTATCTCAATGGTGAGTCGTTAATAGCACGACCTGATACACCAATCAATTCACCACTCTCGTCATAGAATGGCAATATTATTCTTGGGTCTTTACCCAATACTCTATCTCTATACTTATCTGACAACATACTAAGAGTTTGTGCCGATGATACGAACCATAAATCAGTCATTGAAGATTCTGGTATTTTTCTATCTAAGAGATAGTTCTTTGCGATTGCCTTTTCAAGAACAGGAAAGGCGATTGCCTTGAGACTGTTTTCTTTTTCAACCACAGTTTTATTTAGATTATCTGTTCGTGGGGTGAACTTAAAAGCGTTCGCCGATGGCATTTTTCTTTTAGGTTTCATACCTTTTTCTGATAGAAATTCTTTCAGATATTCTTTGTGAACTGATGGCCAATGGTCTTTGATAAAGTTTATCGAAGATGTTGACTTACCACAGTTATGGCATTTGAAGATGAATGATTGTTCTTTGACGAAGTGAAACCCTCGTGCCTTATATACATTCTTTTGCGAATCACCACAGTAATTGCACCTGTGATTCATCGTATTCTCGTTTGTCCATTTGGCACGGTCTAAGTAGACCATGACCATCGACAAGTATTTTCGCTCTAACCATAACATTACTACTTATTATACAGTAATTATGGTCAAAATACTAGTCGGTTTTATTGATTTTGGGAACTTTCTTTTTGGGTACTTGAATGACATATCTGTTCTCAACTACCTTTGGTTTATCTTTCTCAATCTTTCTTGCAATAAGACTTGTTGATGTTATCAATAGTAAAATCGCAAGTGGGTCAAACACAAAGATGAGTGCAAAAATCACCCACCTAACAGCGTTGTCAAGGTACTTGACACTCTCTTCCTGACCATATATCACTTCTGCAACATACTTAATCGGACCAATCTCACCCTCTTGCATGAGTTGTTCTCTTTTGAGAGGCATCAATTCTTCATTGTACTTGACTACTTGTTCAATTATAACATCCATATCTTGTGCAATCAAGTCCCTTTCTTCTTTTTGTCTACGGTCAATGTAGTTTCTATCTTGGGGTCTTGCAGTACTAATAACTAAATCTAATCCCTCTAGTCGTGTTTCTAGTCTCTCTAGTTTACCCTCTTCACCCTCTATTCTCTTCTCTATGATTGACATCTCAAGTGAAAACGAATCACCCTTAAGTGTCTGGTCTATGTTCGCCTTTGATAAGAACCCAAAGATACCCAATGATGTAATTAACATCAATATGAAAACTGATAGGGTTAGATAATACTTCATGTAATTGAGTCTTTCCCAAAATAGATGTAGATAGGCGGCAGTGACTATTTTACCAAACTCTAATACACCAGTCATAATGACAACTGATAACCATGCACCTGCAAATATAGTTGCAAGACCAAGAACTGAGAAATAGGCGGCGATACCTGCAATTACAAGAGAGGTACCTAGAGCCAAATAGTTTAAGAATTTTTCCATAATTTACTTAGAGTATCTTTTTAAAAGACCGAAAATCTTCTTAGAATCTTCTTTGTTCTTTTTGAGATACTTGTTTCTACTTCTTACTAAAGGTGTGTCTGTTGATACAGCACTACCTGTAGCGTTCACTGGCGCATCTTCTTTTAAGTCATCTTTAAGATACTTTGCCATTTCATCTGCAAGTTGTATACCTGCGTTATAATCTGTTGGGTAATGCAACCCAGCTTGAACTCTTCCATATGCACATATATCAGCGGCATCTCTAAGATTACCCTCATGTTCTGGATATTTCTCTGCATAGAAGTTTGCAACCAGATATGGTTGCATTGAATGACCTGATGGATATGAAGGAGAGTTTGCAGTTCCTGTTTTCCATTTGTTAAGTTTCATATTAAGTGCTTCTGCAACTTGATATGGTCTAGGTCTGTTGAATGAATTTTTAAAGTGTCTGATTACTGGTGTACATTGGTCTACGATGTAATCCATATACTCTTCATCAAACTCTAAGTCTGAGTCTTCCATGTATTCTTTGATATAATAACATGGGTCATCGGCACAATTGATGTATTTCTTTTTGATGTCATCTGTTGCGTTGTTTGACTCTTTGATGACTGTTTCTAATTCTGACTTAGTTGTTTTAGAACTATTTGTAGGTGGGGGCATCATTTCTATTTCTGACCAACCATCTTCAAATATCTCTACTTTGTGATATTTGGGTTTCTTTAGTTTCTCAAATACATTGAATTGAAGTTTATCTATGTTCGATGGATTCATCAATGACTCTGTTGTTAGACCAAGTTTCTTGTCAACTTTTCTCAGTACATCACCAGTTGATGACCTCATACTATCTGCCCAATCGACCATTTTCTTTTTAATCTCAGCGCCTTTCTTTGTATCACCTGCACTGACTAAACCTGAATATGTTAATGCCATTGCAAGACCAACAGGACCACCCATCCATATAGGTAGACCACCTGTTGCCATACCAGCACTCAATAAACCAATACCTTTGATACCATCTGGCGTTGCAATCAAGTCTGCGAACCCAGCGTTACCTGCAAAGGCGGCAGGTATAATAGTCAAGTCAAAATCAGATTCTATATCACCCGAGAATGACATTCTTAACCATTGTGCAATTGCGAGACTAGATACACCAACAGCACTCATAGTTGCGAGTACTTTGTTTTTCTGCATGAACTCATCTGTTTTAATTAGACCCTTTTCTAACTGTTGGAATGCCTTAGTGTCATGTATAGCGGCACCCCCTACTGTAAGAGTCTTACCCACAGTTCTAAGTGAACCCATTATGGTCTTAGATGTTGCAGTTATTGAACCACCAATCGCCTTGACTGTATTGTATACTGAAGGTTCTTTAAATGCCTTACCAATCGTTGCGATATCTAAACCTATTGCATCTTTTAATTCACCAATGTGTTGTTTTAAGTCTGCAACTTGAGTTGGTAATGAACCACCAACATCGTTCTTAGGTTTCTCAGAAGGTGTGGCGTCCTTGTCGGGATTTGTCTTCGCTACATTCCCCTTCGGAGATTTTTTATCCGGTGCCGGTCTCGTATCACCTTGGTCGCCCTTTTTGGGCATTGATTGTAGTTTTCTTTTGAGTTCTTTTGCCTTGTCTGAATCTGGATGTGACTTGAGATAGTCTTGTTGTTTATCTGTAGACATGTCGAAGAACCATGCATCTTTCTTCTTGTCTTCTTCAACTAGAAGTTCTTCACATATGGAGTCTATTGCATCACAATATTGTTTGTAGTCTTCATCAATATGATATAGTACTTCGTTAATATACATCTTCTGCGGTAAACAGGACTCTATCTTCCCCTATGTACCCCTCATATATTAGTACACCATAACCTATACTATGTTCTGCAACATTGGTGACTGTTGATTTTTCTGGATATATTTTGATTTCTTCATTCTCATCAAAGTTCTGTTTGATTTGAGTTCTTAGATGATAATCAGAACCATGCATTTTTAGAGAACATAGTTTACCAATGTCTTGTGCCTCTTCAATCATCTCTGGTTGAAATGCATCTTCGTCTTTCAGTAATCTATAAAAGTCTTCATACAACTGGTCTGCCTGTTCTGAATCTAAGTTAGTATGTTCTTTGAGTAAACCAAGTGCAACTGCATATGATGCCAATTGTGACTTACCACCAGGCACTTTTCTAATTAGTTTCTTTAGATTGAATACTAATCTATGTAAAGGTGTGAGAGAGTTCTTCTCTTCTTTTGTCTTGGGGTTGTTTGCAAGTTTTTGATTCTTATTTTCTGGGTCTGTTATGAACTTGACTCTTACACCATTCTGGTCAATGAACCCAAACTTGTAGGCAGGTGTCTTCTCAAAAGGTGTTGTCAACATCTTAAGAATCCTGAATACGATTAAACTGTCTATTACTCTTCCGACCATATATCTATTTATGCAATCTGAATGACTACAGTTCTCTCAATCGTTGTGCAAGTTTATCATCTATAGGGTAGTTTATCAACCAACCTTCTTGTATGAGTTCAAGATATAACAACATAGTCTTTATAGATGACCAATGTTCTTCTTCTTTAATCTTAAACTGCAACATTCTCATACATGCCTCAAATCCAAACACATTGAATAAACATATAATATGATTCAACATGAGGCGTTCTCTTAATTCACCATTCTCATGGTAACGATGAAGTAGTCGTTTTAGATATCTAAACCTACGCAAGTCTTCATTAAAGTCCTCAATGTCTTCACATTGGGGGTCATCATAATGCTTATGTGCGTATGCGTTAAAGTTTTTTGCTGTGATTTTGTCAAATAGACCCATAATATAATTGTTTAGTTGTTGTGTCTACTAGTATTTAGTAGACTCAACTAAAGAAGTTTAAACGATTGAACCGTAAACTTTGAATGAACCAGTTTCTAACTGTTCATATTTAACTTTGAGAGAAATGTTTCTTTCTTCTTTCTCAATCTCATCGATAGGTGTATCTACTGATTTACCAAACACCCCACCAAATTGAGTAAACTCTAAGTTTAATTCACCTGAACCTGAGAACTCTTCATCTTGTACTACACCATGTCCTTCTACTTGAACTTTCTTATGTAGACCCATTTGAGAGAGTTTTGATTCCATTTGTTGAATAGCGGCGAGAGGATTCATAAACTCTGACACTGCAACATGACCCAAAACTGCATTAAGTTTGTTCTTAACTGCCTGGGAATCTATGTCGTAAGGTACTGTTGAGTCTAAACCAAAGTCCCCACCTAAATTTTCAATTAAATATTCGTTAAATGATTTCATAATTTTTCCTATTGTGCATCGTAGTAGTTTTTATTCAACTCACCACGAACTATTGTTTCACCAACTTTTCTACACTTAATGTAGACCCTTTCGACATTACCACCTGGTGTAGTGAATGTTCTAATGCCGTTTGCAACCGTACCATTTGATTCGTTGTAAGTATCTGAATCAGATTTTACGGCAGCATTATCATACTGCCATAAATTATTCGAACCTGGAACGACTACATATGCCATAGTCTTCTACTATGCAACTACTGTAATTGTACCAGCAGCAGTACCAATTCCTGCGATATTGGTAATAGTTGCGTTTGTAGAAGTACCGTTATCTTTTACAGTACCACTGTTTAATGCCATTGCATTTGCACCAATACTTAGAACATCACCTGCATTTGTAGCAGCGTTAGCTGCACCAATTACAAGACTGAATACTAGTTCGTTAGAACCTGTACCACTTGCGTATGATAATACATGATTTGTTCTTTGGTCATTTACAACTGTAAGTTGTGGTGTGCCTGTGACTGCAACTGCCTCGTTAAATCTAACTCGTACGGATAATGTTCCACCCGCTGATTTATCAAATGCTGTTGAAATAAATTCTATTTCTGTAATATCAGCAGAACCAATTGAAACTGCAAGTCCACTTACTGCACATAAGACTTCATCTGTTGCGCCACTTTTAGGGTTTTCAAATCTCCAACCACTAGCGTCAGCGTAAACTTTCTTCTTATCTGCATCGTTTAACCACTTAGGTTTCGATTCGTCTGCATCTGAAATTCCCCATAATGCCATTTTATTCTCCTATTTCGCAACCTTTAAGATTGCATTAAATGTTTTACTAAAAGTGTTTTTGTCTTTTTGTAATAGTTGTAAGTATTTAGTTCGAATTGGTGCTCGAACCTTCATTAAAGTGTCATGAACTTTGACTGCATCTGCATTTTTTACTTTAATCTTCTTCATATCATCTGTTCTAACTTCACCATCTTTGGTTCCATCTTTGAATTTACGAAGTTGTATTAACATCGTTGCATCTGGTCTATTCTGTACACCAGTTGCCTTCGATTGCATTGCATCCATGGCACGATTGAAGACTTCATCCTCTTCTGCCTCTGCATACTTACCCTTTGCCATTTTAGATATTTTATCTAATTTTGCTCTTAAATCTTTCTCGTTCTTAGATTGTGCAACAGCACGAGCAATTTTTTTATTACCTGCATCTGACATCATACCAAAGTCAGCAATCTTTTCCATTACTTGTTTGACATTTGATGATGCCTCAATTGCATCTGTAATATGTTTTTTATAGTTGAGTCTCTTCAACTTTTCTTTAAACATTCTTGTTCTGGCGTCTACTTTTTCCATTATTCTTCTAAGTCCACTTTACCATCCCATTTGCCTTGTTCAATTTCTCGTATCAAGTCATAACATGTTCTTTCAACTTGTTGTAGACCTTTAAATATATTAGATGGTCCGTCTGCACGATTGTTATATTGAAACTTCTCGTGGTCTTTGTTAATCTTTTCAATAGTCTTTAAAATCTTTTTATAACCATTGATTTCTTGTTTTCTATTGAACTCTGAACCCTTTTTCTCAGCAGGACTTTTCCCATGAAAGTTTATTCTTTCAATGATTTCTTCTTTGCCATCATTGTGTTCTTTAATTACTTGTACTAGACTTTTATATGTCATATTACTTCTCGTCAAAGTGTGATACTGTTGAAGGATCACCATATGATGATTTACCTCTTGCAACTGAGTCGAAGTCTCTGAGTTTCTTCTTAGTGCCACTCATAACAACTAATGTATCTTGTTTATTAGTATTCATGGTGACTTTTAGACCCATCATCTTTCCTGACTGTTCGAACTTTTTCTTTTCAGCAGGATGCATCTTCTTAACTCTGTAAGTAATCATCTCTTCTTGTAAGTCTTCTTCCCATATATTTCTATATGTGTCCATAATAGACTGTCTTGCACCTTGTTGTGCCTCTTCTACTGAATCAGTCATGTATCCAGCGAACTTACCTTTCTGGATGGTGTTCTTCTTAATGATGTTAGATAGTTTATCTTTCTTCTGAAGAAGTTTCTTTGCCTTCATTCTGTCGTGGTACATAAATGTATATGTTTTACCATCTTTCTCATCTTTAACTGAGTAACCAGTAGCAGTCATCTTAGTGACTTTACCTTGTCTCTTATTACCTTGTTTAGGTTCATAGAAATCTACACCTGTACCAGTTTTGATATCTTTCTTACCCTCTGCACCCATACCATGTTGTGCGAGTTTTCTATAGTTCTCTGTTAAATCTGTTTCTTCTTTAATTACTGCTTGACTCCAACCACCACCGTGGTCTTCTGCGGTCTTTAGTTTACTTAATGATACATATAAAGGTTGCAAGTCTTTGCCGTCTTTATAATCAGATGTTTTACTGTAAGTACTGTCAATCATAAGACCGACTTTGTATGCACTTGAACCCTCTTCAGGTGTTGAGTAAACTGGTTTCTGTTTGATTTTGTTTGTTCTGCAATATGTATCAATCATCTTCTTTGCAGTTTCAAAATCTTTCTTATTTTCTGGTGAAGTGATTCTGTCTCCTTTACCACCTCTAAACTGAATGTAGAAGTCTACACATCTAGGATACTGTTTGTCATTGTAAGGTTTGAAACCCTCTTCTACAGATTCTACTGGTACTTCTTTGTACCCTTGTCTTTTATAATCAGCAATCTTCTTCTCGTTGCCCTTTTTTGCCATACTGACACCATGTGTGCCTTTAGAATCAGTCTTTCTTAATTTTACAAAGAGGTGTTTTTTATTTTTGGGTGTAGCAAATTGTTTAACTAAGTCATCTCTACCATAGAATGAACCCTCATCTAAATTGTTAAGGTCATCTCTGAATGTCTCTTCGTTTGCGTATTGTAATGCGTTTTGAACTTCTTTTGATTTAAGAATCTTATCACCAAAGAACTTTTTAATTTCTTGTCTTGCAATAGTGTCTGCACCACCAAGGTCAAGTGCAACTTCTACTGCTTTCTTGATATCGCCTGGTTTTACTTTGTTTCTACGAAAATAGGCAGATGTTTCTCTACCTGTGAGTTTTTGTTTGCCGTAAGGACCTAAAGGATTTACTTTACCGTCCTTGTCTAAAACTGACTTTGCCTCTTGAAACAGATTCATGTTATTTCTCGATTGAATTGATAATAGTCTTAACTTGGTCTAATCCGTACTTCTCTATGATTATCATGAAGTCTTCTTTCATTGCCTTCAAATCTTTTAGATTACCACGATATTTGATTTTGTCTTTGCCCTCTTCGACTTCTTTCTCATCATCGTCTGTATCTTTACCTTTCTTCTTGTCTATTGCTTTCTGAAGAGCAGGTGGTAATTTTCCTTCTTCGACTTCTTCTTCATCGTCTTCACCTTTCTTCTTATCGATTGCCTTTTTCAATGCAGGTGGTAATTCGCCCTCATCCATTTTCTTGGAGATTGCCTGTCTTTTCTTATGAAGATATTCGTCTGAAGAATCAGTGTCGCCATCATTGTCAATGTCTTTGTCTTTACGGTCTGCAAACTTCTTCTTAACTGCATCTTTTTTAACTTTATCTAGACCTTCACCATCGTCTGACTTGTCATTGGTGTTGTCTTCATTCATCTCATCTCTTATCTTTGCCTTAAGGTCTCTGATATTGTTGTTAATTCTATCGCCCTTATGTTCGTGGTCATCAGCGGCGTCATCTCTACCTTGGTCTCTTGCCTGTTTAGCAGAATCATCAGCTCGTTGTCTTTGTGTTCTTAGATTTTCGAGTTTGTCTTGCATACCCTTGATTCTTTGTTTCTTTAGAGCTGCATTTGCATTAAACGGTTCTTCTGATAGATGACCCTCTAACATGGTTCTCATATCAGCAACTAATTGGTCTGATACACCCTTATCTGTTAATTTCATTATAGTTCCCCTTGTTCGAAATAGTCAAACATCTTCTGTTTACCAGTTTCATTAAGTTTTAAAGACTTAGCAAGTCTGCCAAGCATATTTCTTTCTGTTAATTTTTCTATGGTTTTTTCAACTGACTCATTAGATGTAGCAATCTCTTCTTCTATGTGTGCGAGTTCTTCTTTGAGTCTGTCTCGTTTTTCTTCGAGTGACTCCACTGCCGTCTTTTCGCCCTCTGCAAGTTCTTTGAACTCTTCTTTAAGCATTTCCTCGATTTCATCAGATGTTAATTTCTCATCTATAATTGCTGGAGAAGTTTCGGTCTTGTTAAAACCTCTTACTTCTTCTAGTTTATCTTTCCAAGTTTTGTTTTCCATGATATAGTTATTTATATGTTCTCAATCCTTACGACTAGGTCACTAGTACCTTTAATGACTCTATGATAAGTCATCTTGGGTATGTAGTAATCTAATCCTATTGTTAAATCTTTAGGCAATTTGTCATCTAATTGTAATTGCCAACCACTTCCACTTAATACATGTACACATCGATTCTTTTTATCTCTGTGCCAAACGAGTTCGTCATCTAGTATATTTGGTTCGAATGTTCGATATATGAACTCTCGACCTGTACCATGTTGTTCTTCTATTCGTTCTCTGTATGGTTTCATACAAATATTTAGGTGTTATTTTTTACCAGAAAAATGAACCACCACCACTCAGACCAAGTTGTTTTGCGTATCTTGGTAGTCTACATGACCAATATCCTGGTGTGGTTTTATCATTTGCAGTATCACAATTATGTCTTGCGACATATGATGCTCTTGCCTTAGGGTCTTTAAATTTTACTGATAGACCTGATGTATCTCCGAATGTGACTTTCTTTGTCTTGTCACCGTCTTTAACATAGACATAGAACTTCTTAGGCCCGCCTGCTTTAGGTTTACCTATTGCAACATCTTTATCTTCTTCTTCGTTCATCTCCATCATAGGACAATCTAGAGGTACAAGTTCATTCTCATAGATATCATACTCACCTAAGTTTGTTTCTAAGACTTGTTTATCTATCTCTGTAAGATTGTATCTTCCTTCTGCAACTAGTTTTTTTGCCTCTTTGATTACTTCAAAGTACATCATTGAACCTAGTCTGAATGGATTATCTAATAGATTTGTTTCTGTCATCTGCAAGTCTCTCAATGTGTCATCGATTGCCATGCCCTTGAATGTGTTTATCTTCATTTTGCGTTACCTGGTGCAATATCTTTTAATGTCTTTTTGCCTTTGTTCATTTCTTTTTGTCTTACGACTTTCAACATCTTCTTGGCAAGTTTAGATATTGCTTTTGTTTTCTTATCGAGTATCTTTTCTAGAGCCCTCTTTTGACCCATACCCAATTCTGCTTTGTTTTTACCTTTTAGAATTCTTGAGGCAATCTTACTTCGAGCTTGTTTTTGTGCCCTCTTCATAAGTTTCTTTGGGTCTAGAATCTTTCTCTTCATTGCCTTCTTTCGTGCAAAGGCAATCTTCGCTTTGTTCTTACGCATTGCTCTGCGTTTCTTCATTCTAGTTTGTATAGAGTCTACCTCAGAAATGACTTCTGGTGTAGATTCTTCTTCGAATAAAGACTTGAAATCCTTAATCATTACTTCACCATTAAATCTTTGGCTCTTTTGCCTAATTTGATTTTCTTTTTAACTTTTCTAAGTTTATTTCTAATTCTACCCATGATACCCTTTGCAAGATTCTTAAACATACCTTCGTTGATTATGTCATCTGCCATAGTAGTATGTTCGAATACAATCTCACCATCGCCTGTCATATGTTTAATTGCAGTGTATAGACATTCTCGTGTCATTGTATCGTCAGCGCCTAAACCAGCAGGTAGTTTTTCAAATATCTGAGACATTTCATTCCACATGTATGATGCGAGCATATCTTTTTTACTGTATTCTGCATCATCATCATAGAATGTTTCTAGTTTCTTTTGACCCATTTGAAAATACTTTCTCATGGCATCATTCATTTTGTTATTTGCTTTGGTGATAGAGGTATCAGTCATACGGTCACCAATGAAGGCAAAGTAGTAATCACCTGTTCTGATAGGATATGATAATGCACTCCACTCATTTTTCATGGCACTATTATTTTCGTAATGGTCTTCATCTTCGTTGTCCATAATCCATTGAACTTCGTCTGAATTAAATCCTACTTTCTTTGCGTACTTTTGGATATTCATTTTTTTGGATAATGCTTCAGATAGAATCAGTGCATCGATTTCTTCTTCAAGTTCTTTTAGTTCTACTGACTCATTGTAAGGATATCCCTTTAAAGGATTATCAAACAACATAGACATATGATTCTTCTTGCCTTCTTTGTTCTTCTTACCTTGAATCTTAATCATCTTGTCTACATTTTCAGTATAAGATGTTTCTAATTCACCTGGTGTATCTGCCTTGTAAGCGGCAAGCATTTCATCTGTACCCATTAGATGAACACCATTGTCTGTTTTATTACCTTTTGCCATTTTTAATTATCCCCTGTTTTACTAGTCTTTCTCTAAGTCTAGGTTCTTTTCTATTATAGTTTTTAGATACTATTGATAGATTTGATTTATCATTATTCATTGGGTTGTTATCTTTATGATGAACATCTTTACCCTTTATGTCTTTGTTGTCTTTTAACTGATTTCTAGCTGAATTTCTTGCAGCTCGTCTTTTGATTTGTTCTGGTTTGCCTTGATAGTTCTCATACTCTTTTTTGTAATCTCTATCTTCTTCTACAGTATCTTCGCCCATTACTAACTGACCCAATGCCTGTGATATTTGAGTCAATACAGGTATTGGTATTTGTGCAATTAATTGTGCCTGAGCAGATGAAACACCTTTCATCTTACTTAACATTGCTTTGACTTTTGCGTTCTCTTCTATCTCGGTCTCTTCTGGCACACAATTAGGAACTACTTTTCCACCTTTCTTTTTTGTACCAACTTGTTTGTAACCATCCCAGCATGCTTCGTCCATTGTGAAGTCTTCGTCTGCAACGAATGACTCACCTCTAACTTTGTTTGCAAGGTCTTTGTCTGCCTTGCCCCATGTGCCTGAACCTTTAGTGATAAAACTATTCACTCTGGCAAATGCCCATTGTGGTGCAGTTGTACCAGGTCTATGACCAGTCTTATATGCAGCCAATCCTCTATCGTAAACTTTCTTTAGAATACCATATGAGATGCCTGATTTCTTTGCCTTGTTTACCAAACCTGTAATCTTTTCTACTATCACGGTTTCTTCGCCAAACTGTTTTTCATACTTCTTAGTATGAACTGACTTCTTAGTCTTACCTTCATCATCACCAGGTGCAGGTCCACTTTTCTTTGCCTTAAAGTGTGCATCTCGTTTTTGTTTAGTGTCTTTAGACAAACCACTATGATATTTTGCAGGTTGTGAACCTTCTTTATCTTTAATGTCTTTGTCTTGTTTAACTCTTTGTTCTAAGATTCTTTTAAATAATGTAGTCATACTTCTATTTATGTAATTTCTTTGTTAATAGTTGTCTTTGTTTCCAGAGTGTTGCTCTGGTGTTTCCAGGAAATGATGTAGACCATGCCATCAATTTACCAAAGACTGAGTTAGTTTTTCTTTTTAAAGAATCTAAATCATCATCATTTGATACTTGCATGAAGTCTCTTTTGAATAGTTTCTGCATAGATGCAATATTCTTTTGTGAATTGTTCCAATCTTTCTTAACAATCGCATCTGGTAATTGTCTTGGTCTTGAACTGTTTCTTGCCAATGCGTTTGGAAGTGATGTACTGACATACACCATTTTAGATTCGTAACCAAGTTTATCTAACATGTTCTTATACGCTTTAATCTTAGTGTCGTTTGCACTTGTAGTATCGAAGATAAGACCAAGTCTATTGTCAATGTATCTGTCCATCAATCGAGTAGTTTGTCTCTTCGCCTTCTTTCTAATTGGGTCTCTGATATCGGCAGGTACTGCATTTAAGTCTAGGGTTTGACCTGCCTTCTTTAGACCATTCTCAAATGACTTATCTGTATTGACTAGTTTCAACCCTAATGCCTTCAAACCCAAACCATCTACTACTGTTGACTTACCAGAACCTGGACCACCCATGAAGAATACTGCCTTAAAGATACCTGGGTCATATACACCTTCTCTAAGTAAGTCCTCAATCATGTAGTCTGGTAGAGTGGAGAACGACTCCTCTGCGATTCCCATACCTCTACGCACATCTTTGTATAGTTTGTCTGCGAGTTTTTTATCTGGCACGCCACCTTTGAATGAATCAAAGTCATCTTGTTCTGCGGCTGCCCTCATCTTAGATGCACTCATACCTGACACATCATCAGCATCTGGATCCCTTTCACCAGCACTAACTATGTTTATATCATCGAACTTATAGAAACCGTGTCTTGCCTTTACACCATTGTATTTCTTAAGTAGTGTTTCGAATTCTCTGATTCTATCTGAACCAACAACCATAGTGATACTAGTATAACCTTGTTTGTGTAATGCGTTTGCGACATCGAATACTGTTCTGGCGTTTGCATCTGGTACACCAACCTTCTTAGAAAAGAACTTTCTTAGATACTGAATCTTTGTTTTGTGATTCAGTGGATTTTTTCTCTTATCATTTGAGTGAGAAGTAAATATCATTGGGTCGCCTTTTACTGACTTTGATACCTTGTTTAGTTTATCGACAAGTTTACCATGCCCAATTGTGGGTGGGTTGAACCTTCCGAATGAAAAAACAGCGGGTCTTTGTTTCGCCTCTGATATGAATGATTGTAATGTTTTCATTATTTGTCCCATGCCTTTGCAGCTGTAAAGTTATTTAGTGAGAACTCCATACGGTCTACTAACTTCACTGCCTTACCGTCATCATCGATTGCAACATATCCCTCAGGATTTACTACTTTTAAACCTGTGGGTGTTCTTACGAATGTGCCGATTGATTTTGCTTTGTTTAAACCATCTATGATAATCTGTTTCGCCTCAACCATGCCTACTTGAAACTCTGTCAATGCAGTTATGAATGGTTTAAGACTTCTGATATCTCTGACAAGGTCTTTACCTATTTGTTCTTTGATATCTTTTGTCTTCTGCATCTTTACTGCACCAACCACTTTTGTTTTCCAATAGTTCTCAAAGTGTTTAAGATAATCATTATAGTTTAGATTGAACTTACCCTTTCTTATTTGGGCGTTCATGTATGTTTTGTATGTTGCACCTGCACCTTTAGATGCAATGGTGTCTTGTATCTTCATAAACTTAATCAGTGAAGGTCTTTTGATTTTATGAAATGACTTACCTGTTTTAGTAAGTAGAGTAGATAACTTAAGTGTTTCTTTTCCTGTGAGTGTAGAATTACCTGCAACATTCTTAAAGGTTGCATCATCAATCCATACATCATTGTTATGACCTAAAGAAGATATATCTGCACCAAATGAGGCGCCCAAATCATCTATACTTGAACCCTCGTATGTCGTATGAAATACTATACCATACTTGGCATTTGCAATCTGTTTACCTAATTCTGATTGAACTGGTACAGCATACATGATTGTGTTAGGTTGAAATGTAATGTGTTCTACATCATTTATTTTCTTCATCTTCTTATCTGCCTGAGTAAACATCAAGTCACCTTGCATTACTTTATTCCAGGATAGTTTAGATAGATACTCGAATGAGTCTATGAACTTCTTCTCTAAGTCTCCAGATAGTTCAGATGCGTTCTTAATTTCTGATACTGAACAATAGAACTTAGGTTCTTTATTGAATAATGATTTCTTTGCGACAAAGAATCTGCCGTCTTCTGGATGTTTTCCACAAAAGATTGCAGGTGCACCATCCCATTTGACAGTCATGTTGAATTTTTTCTTGGCATTTCCTTTCATCATGTCTCTGAGTGCGAGTAGAAAGGTTATAGAAGCACGACCACCATCAATACCGTTATTGATGATTTCATCTTCTAAATGTTCTAAATGTAGATTTTTAACGGCCATAAGTAGTTATCACATTGTTGTGTATAACTACTATTTATGTATTTTGAAAGCTATGGTGTTTCGAAAGTGGCGTCTGCATCGCCTTCTAACAGCGTTGTAGCAAAAGATATATTAGCGGTAATTGATTGTACTGCATTATAGGCGACAATCTTTTCATCATCGATTTCTGATTCACTCTTTTTATCTTGATTCCAATATGAATACATTCCGCCTGATGTGGCGTCTGGATTTGCAGTTCTCCATGCATTAAGAGCTTCTATAATGTCTCCAGTGCCTGTCCATTCAAATATCTTATGTGAATGTGCAACATCGTCTACGGTTAAGTCTGAAGATTCTGATAAACTCACAATTATAGAATCATCTGTTTCATCTGCATCTTTAGAATAGAAATAAAATGTTCTGGAAGTTCCTGCATCTCCACCCATCAAATCGTACCTGTTTTGCCATTCGATTAATTTTGATTGCATATCTGCTAAGTACGCATCATATCTAATTGTTGCCATTTATATCTCCGTGTTAAATTTCTATACTACTATTTAGTTTTTTGATAGCGGTCTAGAGTGCAATTTTTCTTCTAATTGAGAAACTTTTTTCATTAATATCTCTGCCTTTTTGGTTTCACCAACAGACTTGAGTTCTTTAATGTCTCTCTTTAGTTGCACCTTCTTTTGAAGTACTGACAATACTTCTTTAGGTTTTAAGTTCTTCGTCATAATCTATTATTTATATCACAATTTTTGGCCGACCTGAGAGGATTCGAACCTCTGACCCTCGGTTTAGAAGACCGATGCTCTATCCAACTGAGCTACAGGCCGAACATTCTTTTTACATCAACGGAGCAAAATTAAATTCTGGTTTACCGTTGCTGTCGTAAACTTCTCCTGTAATGACAATATAATCTTCTGGTCTATCAAAGTGATTCTCATACCATTTTTGCATTGTCATTGTTGCGTTGTCGCCAGAAGATTTAAAATCATCTTTAGTGACCCATGTAATCATTTGAAAGTACCTAGAGTTAGCAGTAGGATTACCCCTAGAATCTGAGGTCATCATTGTAAGTAAGAAAGGTTTTGAATTAAATAACTTAGTAGAAGCAGTTTTACCAGCAGTCGCCATAGTTTTAGATGCAGTTCCTTTCCAAGTAAATGCCTTTATCTCTAAACTTTCATCTTCATATTGTGCTTTACACTTGTTCACAAAAACTATATCTTCATAATTTATACCTGTTTGAGTTGTAAGTGCATTGTCACCTGTTTCGTCAAATGATTTTGCAAACCCAAATTGAGTTGCATTACTAATGTCTGTAAGTAAAAATTGTTTCTCAGAACCAAACTGTGGATTAGTTGGCACTTCATATGTAATGCCATCATCTGTGGTTATAGATGTAGTCAATCTTTTATCGGAGTATTGTTTTGTGTATCTTTTAGCTCTCTCAATAATAGTTTCTGCTCGTTCATCGCCTTTTAAAAATGCTACCACATTAAATTTATTTGGGTCAACTTTTCTTGCTTTTTTTGTGCCCTCTCTAGCAATTTTTAATGCTTGATGTATTGTTGTTTTATCGTTTGGGTCATCAACTGCTTGAAGTAAATCGAATCTATCAAACTCTGCATATATTCTGTATGCATCTTTTAAAGTTTTTTCTGAAATGCCCCACTTGATACCAAAAGCAATTTTGAATTCGGATGTATTTTTAACTGACCAACCTTTACCAGTTTCTCTGAAACTTCTTTCATTTTTAACAGATAATCTTTTAGATAGTTTAGGTATCGCAATTTGCAATTTCTTTTCATTTCTTTCTGTTGACTTATCATCATTATCTGACTCTAGCAATTCTAGTTCATCATCTTTTTCGTTATTAGGGTTAAATGTGTAAGGTGTTGTTTCAACTTGAACATTACCACCTAATTCTTTAGCGATATATGTTCTTCGATTGCCACCATAGACAACATTTTTTTCATCTGCTTTGATTGGTCTTGTGTTGAGAAACTCTTCGCCAGCATCAAGTCTTGCTTTCATAGACTTACGAAGTTCTTGCATCTCATCGTCTTCGGTAGACCATCCATTTGGATATAACTCTTTGTTATATGGATGTTCTATTAAATCTTTTGGATTCATTATTTTCATTGTCATATTAAAAATCTCCTTCTGCAACTTGGACAACTGTAGTGCCTCTTTTTCTCCACATTTCGACAACTTGATTTCTGTCGTCAAAGACTAAATCAATCTTGCCACCTAATTCTTCAAACTTATCTGCAAGTTCAGATTTGAATTCATCATCTTTTCTGAAATCGCCATCTGGTCTTAAGAACAAACCTTGGTGATTGTTGCCAATCCATTCTGCAATTTGTTTCTCTGTAATCTCCCTCTCTGACTCATTTCTTGCACTGAAGAAGGCAACTTGGTCACCTTGTGCAATAAATCTTTTTGCAATGTCACATACCCACTGAACTGGAGTATCGTTTACTGTTTCTGCTCTAAAAGACTGCCAATCGTTATTACCATTGACAAAATGCCTTCTATGTTCGACATCAGCGATAGTGCCGTCAACATCGAAAATTATTGTTTGTTTCTTTATCATGTGTCCATTATTGCATTAAATGAAGGTCACCGTCAACCCCTTTTAAGGTCAACAAACTTCCTCCTAGATTTACTAAACTGTTTCATTGGAGACTTAAAGATTATCTCTTCTTTAGTTCCAGTCTTGATATAACCTACGAGATGCAGTGCATCATTAACAATGTAGGTGTGATTTGGTACAGGACATTTGGCGTCTGACCAATCGGTAATCTCTTTAAGATACTTCATGTAATTCTAACTCCCCTATTAACTCTGAGACATCACCCACCCATGTAGGATTGTCGATTTCATCAGAACGAAAATCTCCTTCTTGCACTTCAATCGAAGTGATGTAGTCAAATGAACCATTTAGTCCATTGTATCTGTTGACATGTTTCATGACCAGTGCAGCTGCACTTGCCTCAGTCAAACTAGGTGAATGGTAGTAAGAGTGTTCGCCCTCACCATATGCGTTCTCCTCGTACACAAGGGTTTCGACATCGAACCCAATAACATAATCAGAACCTCCCTTAAACTTATGGAAGTTAGTGCCGTACTCTTCGACATTTTGGGTGGTTATTACATATTGGTTTCTCATATCAGTCTCCTTTTTTATTACTGTTCCATTCTACTAAAAAGTGAAGGTCATTGTCAACCCTACCATGACAAACATGTGTAAGGTTCATAACAACCTGAAACACCGATAGCGGAGTTATCGCAACCCCTACCATCCATCCAGAGTTCGAGTTTAATCTCATCAAACTCTTTGATGTGTAGTATCATGTGTTCAAATGTATTTTGTAGATTGTTCTGGAAAACATCTTTCCAGTTAGTCTTTTGAATTGGTTTGACTAGTAAAGAATTATCACTAACCTTTTTGATGATTGCAGTATATTCCATACCGTCTTTGACATATTTACAGGTATCTAAACCCTCTTCTATGTAACCGTTAAACAAACTCATTGACATGCCTCCTCGAACCTAAGTTCGAACAGTTTTGCGATAAACCCATGTTCACCACCCACTGGACTTGGTACATTTTCAATACCGAATTCTTTCTCTATTGCAAAGATTACATTCCAGATATCTTTATCTGCCATCTCTAAGATGTTTTCCATAATATCTTCTTTGATATTATCATTAACTTGATTACTCATATTATCTCCTTTCTTCATCATGGAATAAGGATACTAAAAAGTAAGGCCTGCTGTCAACCCCTAGGCGTGATTAATTCTATGTTTATCTCTTAGAGCTTGTGCTTTGGGATTATCAGTGAAGTTGCGACAATAAAGAAGATTACTGTCTGGATTAGTTTTCCACCTGTCAAAACCCCATTTGTTGGTGAAATCGATTAATGGTTGATTGTCTTCTCCACAATAACCAGTTATGTAAGGATGAATGTCACATATACGAGCAAACAATTGATTCATGGCATCAGGATACTTTCGTTCAGGATCCATATCTAAACAGATATCTGCACCGAAGTAACCCAATCCTTCACCGTAATGTTCGTCTTCAGGTTCATTTACGAATTGCACCATACCTGCAAAATAACCAATCACTTTGTTTTCGTGTTTGATTACCCAAGCATCTCTCATGTTTATCCCAATCCATTTCCATGCCTCTAGGTGCCATAGTTCTGAATGGTGATGATGTATGCCTGAATGTTGTACTCTATGACAACCTTCTGCATATTCTGGTCGCATTAAGTCTAATTCATATTTCATAATATATCCTAATTGGAGCTACTGGTCAGAATCGAACTGACTACCTGCTGATTACAAATCAGCTGCTCTACCGAGTGAGCTACAGTAGCGTGTCTAAATGTTCTAAGTCAATGTTATTTGCATCTAAGAGTTCAATCTTAAATTCATCGGTCTCTCTTAAAAATTCTACTGAGTGTGGCAATTCAACACCTTGTGATGCCAATCTATCAACTGCCTCTGTAAACTCTCTGTAGGTATCTCTATCGACCTTAACTTGTTTCTTTGCTGTCACTGGTATCATATCTATAATGTTCATCTTCCTACTGCCCCTAAGTATTTGTGTTTACATTCATCCCATGACATAGATACAATATCATCATAGAATAATGTTTCTGTTAAGTTTTGTCTCTCTGCGTTCATGAGGTTATTTATTCGTTTAGCCGCATACTTATCTTTCCATAACTGAGTAAGTGTTTCGACTGAACCATCATTGTTGTTTCTTATCAATTGGTCTTGTTCTATCTCACCTCTAAGAAATTCTCTAGTGTTTTCATAGAAACAAGAATAGTAGATACCTCTTTGATGGTCTGACTTCTGCAACTCTTTTGGTATCTTAAGTTGCGAGTACATGAATTGTCTCATACGATTTCTATGGTCTCTCTTAAGAGTCTGACCACTTTCTCTCTTTGCAACATACAATAAGAAGTATCTCTCATTGAAATGGTGTTCTGCATAGTCTAGCATCTTTCTTTCAGTCTCTTTGGTCATTTCAAATGATAATGAACCTTGACTGTATCCCATTTTCTTCCAATGTTTGAGTCTGTCGTATTGTGATAACCCACCTGTCTTAGATTTACCATAGAGAGATGTAGTAGTCATACCGACTAGTTTATCTCCGTAGTTTTCTTCCCATTGTTTCTGTATCACATCGGCAGTACATAACAATGCCATGAGTTTACCACCAGTGTAATTGAACCCTAGTGGTTGTGTTGGTAGAATACTTGAACCTATGGCGCTGTTGTTTAGTTTACCACTATTCGTTTTGTATATTCTTTCCCACCCAATGTAATCATCTCTAGGTGTTAAGTCGATAAAGTCACCTGTAATACAGATAACACCAAGATACTTCTCGGTCACTTTGTCTCTAACAATGTAATGTAGATTTCTACCTATGTTTGATGAGTTCTTTTGTGAGTGTGTCATTGTTCTAAGACAATTCCATTTCTCTGTAAGAGTACCAGCAGACTGTCTATCTTTGTTCGAGTCTGTATAAATCAGTTCTGGTTCTAGTTTCTCAAAGTCTTCGTATGAATTAGGAAACCATATGTTGTTCTTAGTCTCATTGATAAGTTTTAAATGGTCTTCATTAACAAAGTTAGTCTCTTCGCCAAACAATGTAGAAACTGTTTGTGTCGGATACTTCATGTGTATCTCTTGGTACTTCTGATATAAGGTGTATTCTGCTACACCCATTTTAGATACGAATGATAAATCTTTTATCAGTAGTTCTCTGAGTTCTTCTTTTGATACGATGTCTTTCTCGACCCTATTGGCCTGATATTCATCGAATTGTTTTTGTACAAATGGTTCCATAATTACATATTAAAATCGTTAAACTTAGTTGAAGGTCTTGCCCTATCAGCGACAGGTATACTATCATCGATTAACATTTCGCCATCTACTAATTCTTCTTGTGCCTCTTGTTCTACATCATAGAGTTTCATTCTTGCTCTATCGATACCTATTACAAATCTCTTAAAGATTGTAGGGTCATTGTATCTGTTTTTTAACTGTTTCACTACGAGTTGGTCTAACTCTTCTAGTTCCTCAGATGTAATCAATGCAAACATCAAGTCTGCTGTTGCAGGTAACCCAAATGATTCTGAAGTATCTTCAAGACCAATATCAGTAGAACCAAAACCACTTCTTGTTGTTTGTGTTGCACTCATAATAGGTACATCACATTCTACTGCAACACCTCTAAGTTCTTCTGCAATACTCTTAACTAGTGTATAAGAGTTTGCCCCAGCACCTGGTCTAATTCTCTGAGAGGCACATATGTTTAGATAGTCGATAAAGATGATATCGGGTTTGAAGTCTTTCTTAATCTCTAGTTCTTGTAATAGATGTCTAAAGTGACCTGCATGGGCGGCCGCAGTAGGATATTCTTTTACAATAAGTTTACCTTGAGTCTTAGATTTAAGTCTACCAATCTTCTTGCCGTATTCTTTCTTAGACATATCAGGCAAATCTTTCATAGGTACATTCATAATGTTTGCATCTATTCTCTCTGCAATTCTTTCTTCTGCCATTTCTAAAGTGATGTATAAAACATTCTTTCCTTGTGATAAACAATTTGCAGCTTGATGACACATGAACAATGA